AACAAAGAGACACTGATGGGCGACTCGTTCGGCGCGGCTGTCGATTTTCTCGGCTAGCTGATGCCGGACAGGGAAAGTGCGAAAAGCATGCCGGAAAAGGGAGGTGCGCGATGAATACGAAGCAAACCATCGAGGGCCACGGCAATGTGCAGGTGGCCGGCAATCTGATTGTGAATGTGTACGTAATTCAGATGCCCACGGCGTCGCGCCGCAGGGCTGTCAACGCGGGCCGCCGGCGTAAGCGCCTCGGTTCGGAACCGGCGAGAAGATTCTGATTTTTTTGTTGTATCTTTGCCGGGTCGGGGGTTGTTCTCAGCCCGGCGACTTGATTTTTAATTACAAACTGGCTCCCCGCGTCTTCTCGTAAGGCGTGGGGAGTTTTTTTACCATATGTTTGGTTTGTTAGTTTTTGTTTGTATCTTTGCGGTATTATTTAACAATTAAGATAAATTGCATGAAAAAGACATTATTAGCTGCTCTGACGGTGCTGCTGGCATTAGTGTCGTGTTGTAAGGATAGCGGTTATAAAGGGATGGACCGCAAAACTTTGGACGGTACGGTTTGGATTTCACCTGCCGAGGAAAATCACTTGGAATATGTTCTTAAGTTTCAAGAAGGGAATTCGTTTGAGCTAAGTGCTGCAAACGGGAGCGATGTACGCCGCCGCAAAGGGACGTATAAATATGAATACCCTTACGTTTGGTTGAGTCTCGACGGTTTAGAAATACGGGGTACCATATTGTATGGCAGGCTTGAAATCCCTGTTGATGGGGTAGAAAAAGTTCTCTTCTTTATACAGTGGTAAGGTTTTTCGATATTATATTTTCTTGTTTATCTCCTCTATTTTCTTCTTCAGCTCTTCGATAATCTTATCGTTAAGTTGTTTGGACTCACCGAGAAATTGACGCTGGGGCACTCGTGCGGTGCCCCAGTTGTGCACGCGGGCATAGTCGAAGCCCGTGGGCGAGAACGCCTCGGCACGCACGACTACGAGGCCCTTAAAGGTCTCATACGTGAGACTTCGCTTCAGGTTGCCCGTGTTGATCAGGATACCGCGTTTGGCAGCGGCGAGGTCGGGCCGTCGGGGTTCGATGCGTCGTTTCACTTCCGGCCACTCTTGAAACGAAGTGTCTGTGAAGCCTTCCTTCTCGAAGCTTTCTGTATAAAATTCGCGGGCGAGACGGCCTATTTCTTCGGGCGCGACGTTATCCGCAAACTCTTGATATTCTTGCAGCAGGTGCGTTAATTTGCCTTCTAATTCTTTTATCGTCATTTTTTTTTATCGATTTTGTTTGCATATTAAAAACAATTCGTATCTTTGTGGTGCCGGCCCTGCGTAGGTCGTGCGAACTCTTCGAGGCACGGTGGTCATTTTTGACTTCCGTGCCTCGTTGCTTTATAGAGTTTTCCGTCCGCATTGATCAGGATAATTTCCCGCACGTGGTCGCGACCTTCCATGTTTATCTGAACGTCAAGCACATATTTGATATAGCTTTCTGTCAGCATCTCCTTCGATTCCACGACTACGACCTCACTCTTCTCCGCCGCCTGGCGTATACGTTCGTTCAGCCGCCTCCTGACAGCCGTTTTAAATTCCGTTGCAACGCCGTTTATCTCCGCGTCCGGGCATCCGGATTGAGCCGCCCAGCGATCGCCGTAGTAACGACGTCGTAATTCGTTCTGCGACACGTGTATTTCGGGCAGCATGCGGATGTTCCGGTAGCCGTTTCGGTACAGCGTTTCGGCGATGGGACGATTGATTTCGTCGTACTCCTGAAGTGCGTTGTAATGCACCTGTATCGTGCCGCCGTCGGGCGTCGGACGATTGATATATACCTGCTTATCGGGTTGCATCAGCACGCCGAGTTTCGGCACGTGGCGGCGTTGCTCGCGGATATAATCGTAGTACGAATGCCGTTCGGTAAAGATTTCGCCCGTCACAGCGGGATTGCCTTCCAGTCCCCGGGCAGGCTTGGGCAGCTCGCCGAGTGGCGAGTCGGTAACCGGCTCGGACGTGTTCTCCCAATCGCATTTGCAGCCGTAGAGGTTCCCGGGCTGGTGCAGCTGCCATAGCGGATCGTCGATGGGCCGCACGGTATTGACCAAGATAACGTGGATATCGCGAGGCGTGACTGATACGGTCGGCAGCCATTTCAGATTCGGCAGTACGTCCTTTTCATCGAGAAATTTAAGGAACTGCTTAGCCGTCCGCGCCCTCGCTACAATCGTATTAAACTCGGTGCGCTGGTAACGGTTGTATTCGTTTACGATGCCCCGGGCTGCTTTGGCATAGTCCTCCCACCTGGAGTACTGCGCTCGCGCCTGCATCAGCAGGCCGGTGACCTGAAAAGACTTACACGCGGCAAATTTCGACAAATTGAGCTTGAACAGTTGCGACATCTCCGTGTCTTTCGTGCCGAACACGGACGTAATCGCGCCGTGATAGTTCTTGTTATAGACCTCGAAGATGGCGGGGTGTATTTCGTCCGCCTGCCCCTCGAAGATATCCCGTATCGCGCTCGTCATCAGTGTGCGGCTATTCGCGAGCATCCGCACAGGGATATCACGCGAGCATCCGCACGTGCAGCCTTGCGGATGCTTGTATAGCGCCCGCGTACTCTCCCCTATTCCCCTGCCCGCCGTCAGCTTCTGTAGCGGGAGGACAGGGGTCAGACGAAAAAACTTAGCTCCTCTTCTTCGTCGTTCTTCGCAGGCTCTTCGTCGCCGCTTCCCTTCTCCGGTTCCGGCTCGGGCTTCGGTTCTTCTTTCTCCTCTTCGAGCGGGGTGCCGTAGAACTCTTCAATATACTGTCTTTTAGGCTTGAATCCGCCGCGCATCAGGGCTTCGTCTATTTTTATTTTGTCCTCCGGTTTAATCGACACGGGCTCTTGCAGTTCGAGGTAGTAGCCATCCGGAATATCGTACCCGAAAGACCGCATAATAGGGAAAAACTGGTCACTGGCCCAGTCCTGCACGTCCATGATATCGGCCTTTGTAATTTCGTCGTAGATAAGCAGATGCACGTTCGCCTGACTCTGCGAGCTGCCGTCATCCATCGTCATCGTCTGCCCATTCGTTCCCTTGCTGATCTCCTTGTTTATAATGTTAATCTTTTGAAGAAAAACATTATACGCGTCTGTCTTGCTGTTCTCCTTGATCTCGATGTCGGTCTGCTTATCGAAGATGCCGTACGCGCCGCTTCCCATCATCTCGAGCCACTTCTGCAATTCATCCTTATGCTTTTTCGTGTTAATCATCGTTCTGGCAATGCGGATCGGCACGCCGTAGAACTGTTCGAACTCGTCCCACGATGCCCAGCTGTGTCGTTTGTAGATCGTCAGCGGCGCGATGCGTTCGAGGATGCCGATCGCGTCGGGCATCAGCTGTATGTATATCAAGAAGTTTGGAAACTCCCGAAACAGGATATGCTCGCCGGTGGGATGCATCGCGTTTTTGAGGAGCATACCCCGTTCGGGTATTACGTTTTCGCGCGGGATGTCGATTATCTCGCGTATATTGCCGTGCTCGAAGCTGTTTACAAACAGCATGCTGTATCCGTAGAACTTCGATTCCATCGCCTTGCGGATGAGGTGCCGGAACCATTTCTTCTGTACGAAGCGCGAGCGAACACGGTCGATATCGCCCTCGGGGCTCTTAATCACACACTCTTTGTTCGTTACGCGCAGGATGCGGTTCTCGATCGCTCCCTGCGCGTGGTTGTCGAGCAACGCGTCTTTATAGAGCTGCTGCAATGGGAACGTGAGCGGGTTGAAGGGGTCGTACCGGGCCGCGCGGGCGGACTGATAGTCTGTTACTTCCTTGCGATACAGCGACTCATAGAAGCGGAAATAGTCGATTTCTATTTTGTCTGTGCCGCGCGTGTCGCGCAACTTCGGCCTGCGGCCGTTGCGCACTCCGGACGCGGACGCGGGCTTATTTTGTTTTTGTAATTTGTTGTCTGCCATTTTGTTTAATTGTTATGATTGAACTAAAAGTGAAAAACTAAAAGTGAAAAATCCTACGGCTGAAAGCCTTTTCACTCTTCGTTTTTCGTTATTCACTTTTCATTTTCTTAATATGCTGACTGATACCTTTTATTTCCGCCGAAACGGACGTCGCCATCGGTGCCCCCCGTCGTTGCCGGGGTCTCGGGTCGCACGGGCAAGGTGCGGTCGCCGAGTTCGCCCGTGTTGATTTTCTCGAGCCAGTTCATCGCTTCGAGGTACGATCGTTCCGTCGAGGGGTCTACGCCCCACTTATTTCGGTTATAGATTTCGTATATTACGATGTCTTTCAGTTTTTTAAGCACGGATTTTTTACGTTCTGCGCCGCGTGCGGCAAAGATCGCGACGTCGTCGTAGAAGCGACTTAAGTAA